AAGATTAAGTATAGCATATGTAAAGCCAGATTGCAAGAGTTTTAGCGGTTATGGCGGGCAGTTCCGACCTTGTAAATAACGTTATCTTCTTAACCATTACAGGGAGGGCAGCAGGAAAGGAAATACATATGCCATACACTGAAAAGAAAATAATCATAGGGGATATTATGGAGGTTATGCGCTACCATTCAACAAAAGGGGGAAGCGCACAGAGAGGGGAAAAAGAAAAGGCATCAACGCCAGCACAGAAAAAGGCTAACGAGATAAGGACGGGCAACGAGCTGTGGAGAGTGATATATATAAACTTTGACGGGCAGCAGGGCGACCAGTTCAATACATTTACATTTGCGGAGGATATAGGGGAAGAGGACGCGCGGAAGGAATGGAGAAACTTCACAAGGCGGGTGCGGCGGTATCTGAAAAAGAACGGGCTGCCAGATTTAAAGTATGTGTATACGTTAGAAAAGCAGGGACGCTGGCATATACACGCGGTAATGAACGGAATACCGCTAAAGGATTTAACAAAGCTCTGGGGGCGTGGGCGCGTTTCGTCGTCCATACTGGATAAAACAAACGACTACAGGGATTTAGCAGCATACATAACAAAAAATATAGAGCCGGAAGGAGAAACGGCAGCGGGAGAGCCAGAGGGAAAAAAGAAAAATAAACGCAGTTGGAGTGGCAGCTTAAACCTAGAGCGCCCTGTTGTGATTGTGAGGGAAATTAAGCGGGAAAGTATCATGCGGAAAGTACCGACAGCACCGAAAGGCTATATATTGCTGCCGGATTGGGAAATAGGCTGCGATAGCTGGGGAAACCTATACCAGCGCTATAAATGCAGAAAAATAGCAGCACAGGGCAAGAAAAAGAGGCAAGAAAGAAAGGCAAAGAAAACCACAGCTAATAAGCGCCGTTAGCTCATTGGTTAGAGCGCCAGCCTTATAAGCTGGGCGTGGCTGGTTCGATTCCAGCACGGCGTACTTGTAGCAGGCATGGCGAGCCTGCACCAGAGAGCAGCAGGCTAATAGCTGCATCTGGATACCGTGACAAAAATAGCAGCGGTCATACCAGCTAGAGAGTATGTGGACGGTCAACAAGTTTTCTGCTGGTTTTTAATGTGAAAAGCAGCCAACACGGTAAATAATACGCCAGAGCAGGAGGGCGGCAGCATGGAAAGACAGAGAGCGCCGCCATGATACAAAGGCAGGAGAAAAGAAAAATGATGTACTACACAGGCAACCTTTTCAAGCGGCATAAACGCAGGAAAATAGAGGCACTGCAAGGGAAGAAAACAAAAGGAAGGAGTAAGGGAAGAAATGAACATTTTTTCGCGGATATTCCGCAAAGCAAAGCCACCAGAAGGGGAAACAGAACGCGCTGAAATACTGGGAGGCGGCAACTCTTTTTCAGCGTGGAACGGCGACGCATACGCAAATGACATATATAGGGGAGCAGTAGACGCAATAGCGCGAAACGTGGCGAAGCTGAAAGGCTCACACGTGATACGATATGCAGACCACGACAGGACAGAGGGAGATTGTAAAATAAACCGCCTACTACAGATAGAGCCAAACCCATATATGAGCGCTTTCGATATGCTGTATAAGCTGGCGACGCACTATTTTCTTTACAACAATGCTTTTGCTTTCTTACAGAAGGACGAGCGGGGGCGGCTTGTGGGTGTGTATCCTTTAAATGCAGTGCATATTGATTTTGTGACAGATGCAGCAGGGGCACTGTACTGTGATTTCCTGTTTTCTGGTGGCAAAAGCGTAGTGCTGCCGTATGCCGATGTAATACACCTACGAAGAAATTTTAACAGTAACGACCTACTGGGCGACAGAAACGAAGCACTAGAGCCAGCGCTACAGCTTGCGCATACACAAAACGAGGGTATTATTTCAGCAATCAACAGCGGCGCAACACTGCGGGGCATATTAAAGCGCACGCAGCTTGCCAATGTGGAAAAACTGAAAGACATACAGGAAAATTTTATAAAAGACTATCTGACAATATCCAATAACGGAGGAATAGCGGTTATAGATAACGCATCAGAATATATACCGCTGGATAATAAGCCTTACACAATAGACGAGAAGCAGCTACAGGCAGTAAAAACAAAGATTTATGACTATCTGGGGATTTCAGAAGCAATCGTTAATAGCAGCTATGATGAAAACCAGTGGGCGGCATTTTACGAAAGCACAATAGAGCCGCTGGCGGTGCAGTTCAGCCTTGAATTTACAAGAAAAATATTTAACGAGAGGGAACGGGCTTTCGGAAATTCTATATTGTTTGAGAGCGGGCGGCTGCAATTCAGCAGCAACGCGACAAAGGTAAACCTTATAAAAGAGCTTATGCCGTATGGATTACTTACAATCAACCAAGCGCTAGAAATATTAAACTTGCCAAGCGTGGAGGACGGAGAGAAACGGCTACAGACGCTAAACGTAGTATCAGCAGACGAGGCGCATAAATACCAAATGGCAAAAGCTGGGGCAGAACCGAAAAAGGGGGCGGCAGAAAATGAAAGAAATTAGAATATGCGAGATAAGGGCAGACGCGGCAGCAGGAGCAGAGCAGGCGTTAAGGCTAGAGGGCAGGCCGATAGTATACGACCAACCAACCAAGATAAACGACCCGGCAGGGGCTTTTATAGAAGTGATAAGGGCAGGAGCGCTGGAAAATGCGGACTTGTCCGACGCAAGGCTACTTTACAACCATGACTTGAACAAAGTACCACTTGCACGCACACCAAAAACAATGCAGCTCATACACGACCGGGCAGGGTTGCGCATGGTTGCAGATTTACCAGACACGCCGGAAGCAAACAGCGTATATACGGCAGTAAAGCGCGGCGACCTTTCGGGAATGTCTTTTGCATTTAAAGTGCCGGAGGGCGGCGACAGTTACGACGCTAAGACAAAGACAAGGACTATACACAAAATAGAAAAAGTCTATGAAATAAGTGTAGTACCTTTTCCCGCATACCCTCAAACGAGTGTAGAGGCGCGTTCTGCAATAAGCGGGAAGGCAGAGGCAGAGAAACGCCGCAGGGAGGCAATCATAAAGGCAAACAAAATACTTATGAAGAATATTTAAAATGTCCGAAACGGACACCAAAAAACGATGATTAACGGAGGAAATCAAAATGAAATTTAAGACTATCGCAGAGGCATTTAATTATTACCGCAACGCAACAGTAGAAGAAATTGAGCGCAGGGCGGCAGAAATCAAAGGAACGATTGAAACGGACGCAGACGCAGACATAACAACGTTAAATATTGAGCTTTCCGGGTTGGCACAGGCAAAAGAGAACATACAGCAGCAGGCAGCAGGCGGCAACCAGCGCAGCGCGTTCAATCCGATTACAGGCGCAGGAATGAGCTTTGAACGCAGGGCAAGCCATGAGGCGACAGAGGGCGACGTACTGAACAGCGCAGAATACAGAAGCGCGTTTTTTAAGTCACTGCTGGGGCAGAAAATGACAGAATTTGAACAGGCTGCCTATAAAAGAGCTATGGGCGACCAGAGAGCGGACGCTTTCGCAAGCTCTACCAATGCGGCAGCAGTGCTTCCAACACAGACGCTTAACGAAGTAATTAAAAAGGCACGTACAATGGGCGGCATTATGGGAGCGTGCAGAGCTTTCAACATTCCCTCAAAGGTTGCCGTACCGATTGGAACACCAGCAGCAGCGGCAAACTGGCACACAGAAGGGGCAGCAGTCGAGAGCGAAAAGCCAGAAACAACAAGCGTAACATTTGACGGGTACGAAATTATGAAAGTATTTTCTATCAGTGAAAAAGCGCGGAAAATGAGCGTTTCAGCATTTGAGGGATACATGACGCAGGAGCTTAACGCAAGTGTAATGGAATGTATTGCAAATGCCCTTGTAAATGGTACAGGAAGCGGGCAGGGGACAGGGCTTTTAACAGGCATTACATGGAAGGACGGAAAGAACGCCCTCACATTCGGAAAGACAACGGGGCTTAAATATGCGGACGTAGTAAAGACGGTTGCAGCACTGAAAAGAGGATATGCAAACGGCGCAGCGTGGGCTATGAATAACGCCACTCTTTACAATCTGTTTTATGGGCTTGTAGATGCAAACGAGCGCCCTATCTTCATTGCAGACCCTAAAAACGAGGGAATAGGGAAAATCTTAGGTTTCCCTGTGATTATTGATGATTATATTACAGACGAAACCGCTATTTTCGGAAACTTTAACTATATGGGCTACAATCTGCCGGAAGGCATCACGGTAGAGGCTTCAAGGGAAAGCAGCTTTAAGAAAGGGCTGATTGACTACAGAGCAATGGCAATCGCAGACTGCAAGCCGATTGTATCAGAGGCATTTGTAAAGCTGACGCGTGCAGCTTCTTAAAGGGGGCTGCGGATATGCTGACAGTAGAGCAGGCACGGGAAATACTGCGGCTGGATACGGCAGACAATGACGCTATCATAGAGGGGTTGTTGTCTGCAATCCCGGACTATATAGAGCTGACAACAGGAGTAACAGCAAAGCAGCAGGAAGGGCAGCCGTTAGCTGATACAGCCGCAAAGTTTATACTGCTACTATGGTACAACGTGGAGAGAGTGGACGCGGAAAAGATACAGCGGACGATTGACAGCCTACTAAAAACGCTTGCGCTGGTAGCAGTTAATAATACAGCAGACAGCGGGGCAGCAGGAGGCGAAGAGGCAACACAAGAGGACGTAGCAGAACTGTTTAAATGATGTAGCACAGAAAGGAAAGTAAAGATATGGCGAAGGATTTTGCACGCGGCTTTTATGATAGCCCACAATGGAGAAAAACAAGCAAGGCATATCTAAGCAGCAAAAATTATATATGTGAGGATTGCGGCGGGGCGGCGTGCATCGTCCACCATATCAGACATATAGAACCGTGGAACATAAACGACCCAGAAGTAACGCTTAACTGGATAAATCTGAAAGCAGTATGCGAGAAGTGCCACGCACAGGAACACGCACAGGACTACAAGGCTTTTAAAGGGCAGCCTGCAAAGCTGAACGGGATTAGCTTCGACGAGAACGGCGACGCAATAGAAAGCCCTAATGTATTTCTGGTGTGCGGCAGTCCGGGCAGCGGAAAGACAACGTATGTATTGAGGAATAAGCTACCACATGATTTAGTAATTGATTTAGATTATATATGTGCTGCACTCATGGGGGAAAGCGGAGGCGTAAGGCTGGACTTTAGGGCAGTGCTGCCGACAGCATTAGAAGTGCGCAAGCTGCTTTATCAGTGTATACAGCAGAGGCGCGGGAAGTGGGAGCGGGCTTTTGTAGTAACAGCAACAGCAGACGCGCTGGAAATGCGCAGGCTTGCGCAGGAGCTTAACGCAGAGCTGGTGCTAATGGATACGACATTAAAGGAATGTCTGGAACGGATAAGAAACGACCCACAAAGAAACAGAAGCCGCAGGAAATTTGAAAGGCTTGCAATAGAGTGGCACGAAAAATACAGCAAGTCATTAAAAAAACCATTTATACCCCCCAACCTAACGAATTAAAGGGAGGGGAAACACCGGGCGGCAGGCAACCTTTTCTTTCCTCTCTGGGGTTTCACGTAGGAGGGGGGTAAAATAGCAGGATTTAGGAGGGGATAAAAT